TCACCTGCCAGTTGGCTTCCAGCCGCATTGGACCGCGCCCGCCTTGTTGTGCGCGAGGATCGCTTTCGCCGTCTCGTCACTGAGCACGTCCGTCGCGCTCACATAGATGGGCTTCGTCCAGTCGCACGCCGTGTCAACGATTCGGGTCTTGACCTGCACCAACGGCTCCACGACCGGCGTCTTCACCTGGTCGACTCCACTCGTCTCGCAGCTCGACAGCAGCGGCACCAGCAGGCAAAGCAGCAACGTCGTTTTCCACATGAGTTCTCTCCTTCGATGCATCGGCGCCCGCGCGCGCGGCGGCGGCATTAGCTTGCGCCTCGCTGTCGCGCCCCTCGGCGACTTGCGTCTTCGCTTGCTGAACTGCGGCATTTGCTTCGGCAACCGTCTGTTTCGCCTGGGCGGTCGCGGTCTTCGCCTGCTGATCGCGCGTAAAGCCGAACACTGCGGCGAGCGCCGCGACGACCCACGGGCCGAATTGAACAATCAGGCTCAACATACGGTGCCCCCATGGAGGATGTAGGCCGCGCGGAGCGTCTCAATCTTGTGCTGGAATTGGCCATAGCTGTTGCCGGGCAGACTGGCCCAGATGTTCGAGCACTTCGCGATTGCGCGCTCGATGCGTCCCGCGTTAATGTCGTCAATTGCGCGGCGCTCGCGGATCTGCTGAATGGCGATCTTGTCTTGCGAGATCGGCGAGAAGTCGCGTAGGCCAAGCTGCTTCTTGTACGCATCGAAATAGCGCGCGAGCAACTGATACCGGCCGGCAGCCGTCGAAGCGATGCCGAGACGTGGCAACTGCACCAGGCGTCGCGGATGATCCGCGTACCCGATGAAGAGCGCGCCACCGACGATCACGTTGTAGCCGTCGTCGCTGTCCGGATCGATCGACGTGCCTTCCGACACGGCGAGCATGTCAAGAAAGGCGACGACGTTCTGCCCGCCAGCCTCTTCAGGTTTGATCCGCGCCATCACCGCCCTCCTTATCCTTTCGCCGCACCGACGTGTAGCGCAGCGCCAGAAAGCCCAGCCCGAACGCCGTATAGCCGATCCACTGCTGTACGTTCTGTGGAATCGCCGCCTTGAGTTCGGCAGGCATGCCTGCCCATGCTTGCGCGATGAGCGGCCCCGCGCCGACGAGCGCGGTGAACGCCGCGCCCGCGATTACCGTCCCGCGTCGGTGAAGTTGCCGCCAGTTATCGGCGAGAGTAAGTTTCAAATTCATCGCGTCCACCCTCTGGTTTCCGGCCGCACGCCGGCGCGGTTGTACAGCAACTGATCCAGCTTAGAATTCGTGTCCTTGATGTCGGAGCCAATTGCCTTGAGCTGATCCTTCACGTCGCTGCGCAGCGCGGCCTGATCGCGTTCGATGGCTTGGAAGTGGACTTCCTGCTGTCGATCACGCTCTTCGAGCAACAAGACACGCTGAGAAACGTTGTTGTAGAGCCCAATGCAAAAGCCCGTCGCGGACACCGCCGCGAAGAGCACCGATAGGACGGTCGGGATATTGATCGTCCCGTCGAACCAGCTACGACCTGAATCTGGAGGGTGCGGTAATGCCGACATGCGGGCTCCTTGTGCGCCGTGGGTGGTCGTAAAAAAACCGCCTCGTGGGCGGTTTGGTTAAATATCTTCTCTTGCCACATAGGCCAATTGGCTTACATGGAACGGCGACGCGACGCTCCCTGAACTAGTTCGACCACTAGGTCTTGGCGCAGCCCGTCACACGCAACCTCGACAAGCTGCTCGCAAGCAACTGATTAAGCTCCAGGGAGCGCCGGCCATTGCACCGGCCATTGAGTGAGGTCCACTCGATTAACGGCGACGCGATACTGCTTCCACTGCTTCAAAAGCGCTGCTTCTTCGTCAGTCGCATCGTCAAGATCAACTGCGTCTTGAAGTGGCGCGATCGCCAGCGCGGCGGTCGCAAGTAGGCTGTCGCGCCGCGCACTGTTGATCGTCAAGACCTGACCTGCATCCGGCGGCAATGGATCGGCAGTCACTGGGGCGCCGTCTTCACCGCGAATCAAGCGCTTTCCTTGAGACTGTGCTTCGAGCAGCGAGAGCCAGAGATCGTTGGAGATGTCGACAACGTCAGCGCCCACAGGTGCCGGGCTGTCTTCGGTGTCGTAGAAGGCGATCAGCGCGCCGCTTGCGTCGTATGCTGCTTGTTTTTGGCCCATGTCAGTATCCAATTGCAAACCAGAAGGCGGGAAATGCCGGCGAGCTGTATGTGCAGCCTATAACCGCGCCCGTTTTCGAGACGGTCGTAACGTTGACGCGATATGACGCTGTCGTGCCCGGATCTACCGGGTTCGCAAACGCGGCAACACATGCGCTGGGAAAAGCGACGGGAAACGTGACGCCAATAACTGTGTTCGCTGCTAGGGTTGCTGAGGTTCCCCACTGAAGGATAAACGTGCCGACAGGCGAGGGAATCTTCAAATAACCAACGCCCCCAAGGCTAGCGGCGAAAGCCGACTTCTGTTGGAAGAGCGCTTGCAATGCCTGATAGACCTGGTTGTACGTTGTCTTGCTAGGCGTGACCCCGCCAGCCGTAACGACAGCCATCAACTCTTCTTGGATCATGTTGAGCCATGACCCACGCACGTTGGTCGCGGGCGTGCCAGCGGTTGGATTTCCCTCCGTGAAGTAGCCTGGCGTGCCCGCCGCCTCTGGTGTCGGCAAACTCGTCGCCGCGGTTGCATCATCAATGCGTTGCATGTGACCTCTTATGCGTAAGCAAAAATTGGGACCGTGTGAGCCGGCATCACAGCGCGAAACTCACACTCAAGAACTGCATTTCCCCACGAGGAAAGAGGATCACCGGCAGCCATTGACCCTGCTACCGCGCGGACGACGGTGTTAAGCGGAGCGATGATCTTCCAAGCAAAGTTCCAGTCATAGCCGTTGACCGGTTGCCCGGCCCGCAGCAATCCAGCGCGCGCCTGCGTGTATTGGGTGATCGTCACCGAGTAGCCGAGCGATGCCGCGAACGCCACTAGCTGTGGAATTGATGCGCCTCCCGTCGCGGTGAGACGCGCGATTACCTGCGCGCGCCGGGCCGGAATAGTCGGTGCCTCACCGGCACACGGATCAGGTAGCCCAAGGGTCGACTCCCACTCCGGCAAAAGCTCGTATGTCGTCGAGGGGAACGCGTCGACCAGAAGGTAATTCGCCCGCGCAGTCTGCCGCTCGTACGAAGGAGTCAATCCCGACAAGACCTTCGTCTGGACAGCATCTGGATCGCGCGGCCATACACGACCGCGCGGCAATAACGCCTGCATCGCAGCGAGGAAATCGGCTGCCTTGAAATTCGGTGCGAGCATGGATGCCTCAAACGTAATTCACGCCGGCGAGCACCGGAAGCTGACCAAACCCACTTGTGATGTTCCCCGGATAGGTCGTCGTCGTTACTCCCACGACGCCCTGAACGAGCGTGATCACGAAGCCGCTCGTGCTGGACACAGAAGCGATGGCCGATTCGATGTCCGAGCGATTAATCGTGCCAGCGCGGGGGTCACCATTGCGGAACAAGACATCAGAGATGGCCGCGGCTATTGCCGCGCGCGTCGAGGTCGATGTGCTCATCAAACCAGAGAGCGTGAACGTCAGACTGTTCGCCACCGGCGCACACGAATAGACGAGTGCTGTCACAGGTTGCTCATTGACGATCGTATCGGCGACAACGAGCTGATCCCCCGTTGCGACTGTGCCGCGCGGTGTGCCGCCCGGCCCCTTGTCGTACTGGGAGCAGCCGTTCGTGCCCTGAGGGAATCCGTTGTGCGAGGCCTCTGCCGAGTCCCACATCGTATAGATCACGACCGTCCCGGCGCCGAAGCCGTTCGGCGCACACCACGCACGCGTCACACCAGGCACTGCAAGCGCCCAGCCGACATAGTCGTTCATGTCGCCGCCTTGCGGCGTGCTCTGGTAAGCGGCGAGCATTCGCGTGCGCAGATCATCGTTCTCTTCGATGTCTGAGCCCGATGCGACCGTGCCCGTGATCGTCCCGGATGACTGCAATCCAGAGACCGCAGCGCCGAGCGCCACCGTCGTGCCCGGATCCGCGTTACCGGCCGCGCCCACCACCGTCGCGACGATCGTCACCGAAAGCAATCCCGTTCCGTCCACCGTCGCTGTTGCGCCCGTCGTATATGTCGCGCCATCGCTGCGCACCACCTGCGTCCCGACATTAAGCACCGTTCCCGTGACGCCAGCGAACGCTGCCGTCAACTGCGCCGGCGTCGCCGCCTTACGATAGACCTTCTTGAGCGCCGCCCATCCTTCGAGGTATTCGTCCTCTGCTGTGAACGGCACCGACTGCTTCGCGATCCAATCGAGATAGCCCATCTGCAGGTTCGACATCCGAGCCTGCACTTTCCCGACGACCTTCAGAACCGTGCGCCGCAGCGTTGCATCAGCACCCTGCAAAGCCGAGTTGATGTCGGCCGCCACCTCGCTGATCAAGGTGGAGAGCGTTTTTCGTTGGAATGGCATATCAGGTGAGCTGTTGCCACGCCCATGCGTAAGTCAGTGAGACGCTAGGGCCGGCCGGTTGATAGAGCGTGATCTGCGCGCCGAGAAACGTGTCGCGAGTCCATTCCGTCTGAACATCCATGCTCGCGACAACGCCATCGTCAACGAGCCATTGCAACGCCTCGACGATGTAGTCGCGAGCATTGTTGAGGACCTCTTGCGTCTGCTTCGACCGATCGAGCAGCCAGAGACGCGAACCGATTGGGCTCTCCTCGTCGAGATCGCCCCACCAGCCGCGCGGATCCCCTGTGCCGTCCGGAATAATGTCGTCGACGTTCGCAACTCGATCCGTGAAAAGGCTTAGCAAGACAGCCGTCTGCAGATCGTTGCCGGTTTCAAGGTAACCGCCGCTCGCAGCGTTCGACAGATAAGCGCCTGACCAAGAAAGAATTGCGCCGGGAAGCGCCGCAGCAGCGAGAGCCAGCGCTCCATTCGATATCAGCGTGTAGTCAGTGACCGTGACGGCGGCAGTCGACGGGCACGCGATGTAGGACGTCGGTCCGGGCGCGGCGAGTGACACGACTTCCGTCTGAATGGCGTCGACGTATAGGCCACTCGCGCCGTCGCCTGTGTAGCTGGACGTTCCGCCATTCGCGAGAATGGCCTGCGGCGTCGCGCCACCGGAACCGATGGCCTGCGTAGTGCACCATACGCGATACCAGCCGTTGCCCAACGAGATAATTCCTGATGCGACCGGCGACCCCGAGAATGTCACAGTTGTCTGCGCGTTCAGGTCCGCGATGACAGACGTCGAAGCGAATGCGGCGCTAGCCCCGACGCCCAACCGGATCTGCGTACGCTCCGCAGTGTGGAAAATGCCCGAGACGCATACATAATCGCCGGTGCTGTAACTCGCAGCCGTCGCGCGCTGAATGAAGTGCGTCGTCGTCGCGCTCGTATCTTCGACGAGTTTCTCTGCAGGCGTGCCTCGCAGCGTCAACTGCGTGCCCGGTGTCGTAACCGTACCGCGCGTCTTGGTCCACGCTGACGTCGTGTAGTCCTCCGACATGCCGACACCGTTCGTGCGCGGCACCGAATTCAGCAGTTGATTGCCTTGCCAGTCGTTGCGGTAGATCTGCGCCGATAGAATCGCGCTGATCGCTCCGGCAGTCGGCGTCAGAGCGAACTGTGTCGTCACGCCATCGCCGTAGCCGAATGGAACAGGGCTCGCGACATTGACCTGCTGCCCTGCGACCGCAAACGGCTCGAACGACCAGTCACCCCGACTGTTCGCAGGGTCCCAGACGATACTGATGTCGGACATCTATTACTCCGGCTGTGTCGGCGGCTGCGTGTTAATCGTGCTGCCGCCCGTCTGCACGTTGTTGATCGGATGCGTGTGACCGTTCGCTACGGTCCGCATGCCCGCCATCGTGCGCGTGTTCGTGTTGCAGTTATCGAGGATGTCGCCGGTGCACTTCAGCATCGGCGTATCCGCCAGGATGTCCGGCGTGTTCGTGATCGTCACAGGCTTTCCGCCGCCGTCGAGCACCATACCGGCCTGCGATAGATAGACCTTCTGCCCCGTGTTGTCGTGCACGACAACCTCGCCGCTCGCCAGCGCCGTGACGCGATACTTGGCGTTCGATGTGGCGATGACGACACCGTTCGTGCGTTCGCCATTTCAGAAAACGATCAGCGCCTCGGAGCCAAGCGGCGGATTCGAGGACAGCCCATATTCGACGTAGCGCGGAATGTCGCCGACCGTTTCAAGCGCGTTGATCTTCGCCTGCAGATACTGGACGGTTCGCGTGTCGTCGACGAACGAGATCACCGCGCGGCTCACGAACAGACGAATCCGCCGTGAGAGCGCGTTCAGTGCGTCGAGCATTCAAAGTCCTCAGGCCGGCGCGATGTCCGGATCGATGCGTTGTAGAACAAGCGGCTCGGGCAGATATGCCTGACGCGGCGCCAGCAGAAGCTCGGTATGCGTTCCGTTCTCGTCGAGGATGAAACTAATCTCGGTAATGAGAAGCAGCGTCTTCTCCGGGATCTTGAGCAGCGGCATGGTGACCGGCACTTGATAGTTCAGGTACCACGGCGAGCCGCTCGAATCGGTCCAGCTATCCACCAGCACCCGAACCTGCCGCGACATGCCATAGGCGCGCGCGATCTGCCAATCGACACGCCGTTCGAGATACGTCCGATCCGACGAAGGCTGCTCGGACACGATGAACTTCGGGCGATACCGCTTCACGCCCGGGTCGTATGCCGTGTATTCGGGCAGCAGGTTGACGCCGATGTCCGTCGCGTTGTTGTAGTTCGTCAGCACACCTGAGACGCTCGAGAAGCGCCCGAGCGAGCTCTTCACCGATACAGCTGACTCTACGTTTTTCCCGATTTCCAGTCCGGTCGATCCGAGCGCGTCGCCGGCGAGCGCGAGACACAGGGAGCCGTCTTCGAGCTCGAATGCGAGCACGCCGCTATACCGGCAGCATCGCTCGATGATCTCCCACGGCGTCTCCGTGATCGAGATCAACTGAAACGGGATCGTGGGTAGTTCATCGATGACTGCCTGCAGGCTCGCACTCACTACAACTTCGATCTTCTGCGTTTTGGATTCGCCGAAGTTCTTCACAAGTTCACGGCAAACTGCATCAATGCGGCTGTTTGCCAAGATGCGGTCCACTTCCGCACTACAGTCGATCAAATCCTGACAACGGCCACGACCGGTCGCGCGAACCAGATGCTCGTGCGGTGTGATGATGTATTCGACGGTGTCGATGTAGCCCGTCAACAGCAGGTTATCCGCATCGATCGCGATCTGAATCGGCGCGCCGCCAATCAGCGACGCCTCATCAACCTCTTCCGGAAAGCGCTCGGTCATCTCCAACACAAACGAGCCTGTGCAACTCTCGATCGAACGCGTGACGCGCGCGCCTTTCCATCCGGTTATCGAGATCTTCGATTCCGGAAGCGTGACAACGAGCGAATTCATCAGTACGTCGCCCCAAGCGCAAATTGACTGGTTGAGCCGGTAGAGCCTCGCTCAACCGTCGATTTCACGTTAGGCGTGCCCGATACTTCAGCGCGAGAGCCCTTCGGCAGGTTTCCAAGTTCTACTTTGACGCGAAGCTCGCCGTCCGAGCGGGTCGGCGCCGCGTCTTGCTGCGTCCCGTCCGCCCCTTGTCCGCCCGAATAGAGCCCAGCGATACGATTCGCGGTCGCGGCGCGCGCCGCAGCTTCCGCTGCCGCGGCGGCGGGCCGCTCGTACAGCCGCGAAACGACGTCAGCCGCTTGACCAGGCGTGCGGGCCATTTCCAACTCTGCACCCGCGCGCTGCTCACCGCCCTGCCGCAGCTCGTAATCGACGAATCCGAGCTGCTGCTCGAGCGTTGAGTTACCAATCCAGTTTCCGGCCCACTGCTGAAACGCGGCTTGGCGGTCGGGATGCCACTGCGCGATTCCGTACGCCTTACCGTTATCGCCGCTTGCGGCCGGGTCAATGCCGCTCTCGCGCTGCAGATTCGAGACGATCCCGATCGCTTGCGCGCGCGTCCACCCCCGCGACTCGAAGAAGGAGACGGCGGCCGGAACGTTGGCGTTTGGCTCCGCACCAACCTGGGCATTCGTGCGCGCTCCGTTCCCGCGCAGGAGGTTGCCGAATTTCTCCAACCCATCAATTGCGCGGTCGCCGAGGTTCGCTGCGGGCGGCGCATCCGGCGACGAAGCGGGCACATAGCTCGTGCCGTTCCAGCGCGTCGGCACGTAATCCTGCCCGTTCACCCGCGCGATAACTCTCTCAACACCCTCCAAGAACGTCGTCAGCGCTGGAGCAAGGCCACCGAGAATCGTCTGCTTCGTCTTGTCGAATTGGGCGTCGAGCCGTGCCATCGCTTCAGCATAGTCGTTCGCGTGACGAATATCGTCCTCGCTTGGAGCGAGCGCGACGCCGCGCGCATAGCGATCGCGCACACCGCCGGCGCCCTTATTCAACAGATCTTCCAAGCCACCCGCGTCGAGCGCTTCGAACAGACGGTGCCGCGCGAGCGGCCCGTTCCGGCTGTTCACGCTTTCACCGGCGGCCGCAATCTGCTCGAGCAAACGCTCCGAACTGAACTGGCCGCGCTCGTCGAGCCCATTGATGCCGTACGCCTGGTAAATCATCCGCTTCTGCGGATCACGAGCTTGCGTCGACTCGTAGTACCCGCGCGTCACGCCTTCGACCGAAGACGTCGCCTGCTCGGCACTCAGGCCAACCGACTTTGCCGCGTTCTGGATGCCGAAAAGCTGCTTGGCATCGATCCCGAGCGTCAGCGACTTGTTGCTGACGCTGCGCACGGTGTTCGCCCACGCCGATTCGATCGAGAGGATCTTCGATGTCACGAGCGCCGCCGCGCCGACGACACCAGCAAGCAAAGCGCCGCTGAGCGCGCTCGCGCGCGTCGCCCCGGTCACGAAGCTCTGCACCGCCGTCATGCGCTGCGACGAGCGGCTCGTGCGCATCATCGCCTGATCGATGGCGCGAAGGTTCCGATTCGCAGATGCGAATCCGGAGCCCGTCCTGTCGAGCGCGGAGATTACGATCGTCAGGTTGTTTGCCATGGATCAGGTTGCCAGTGCCTTGAAGCTAGTCGGAAAAAATGCAGGGTGTACCGGGTCCGCTTGGGAAACAAGTTCGTCCGCTCGCGACGCGTCGCGATATATGCGGTTCGCAAGCGTCAACGACGGCAGCGGCGTCGCGAACGCGAATGTCCGCATCGCCGGCAAGCTAGCCCCGCGCTGATTCAAGTCTGATACAACGGCTTGCCGCAGAGATCGCAATGCGTCATACGTCTCATCGTCGCCTTGATCGCCCGATACGGTCATCTCTGCGTCAATCAGATTGAGCACCTGACTGCGCACCCGCGCGGCATCGTCGCTCGACGTCGGCTCATAATTCGATGCCGCGACAGCGATCGAAGCAATCGTCGTGCGCCGAAAAAGATCTGAGCACGCTGATTGCATCGTCGCCATCGCCGTCCCGATCGTTGACGTCGTTGTCGCGCCGCTTGGCTCGTAGCCGGCCAACGACGCGAGCAACCGCATCGAATCAGCCGGATCCGGCGTGGCCGCCAGCATCGCGCTCGTGACGCCCTGCACGGCCGCGGTGAAGTCGTCGATCGTCGAAGCGTCGAGATTCCGCGCAGCAGCATCGAGCGTCGCGGACGCGGCGTCGAGATTCGCGCGCGCAAGAGTTGCGGCCTGGGTGAGGCTTTCGATGGTTGCGCCGCTTGTGTCGACCGACGAGCTAGGAAACTTGCTGAAGGTCGGCACCGTCGCGCTGCCAGCGAATCGACCAAAGTCGCCGGGCAGGTTCGTCAGGAGCCGGAATAGGTTCCGCGCGTCGCCAACGAAGTTCTTTGCCGCCGTGTACCAGCCGACCGCCGTACTAACTGCCGATCCAAGGACCGCCGCGCCGTACGCGATTGCTGTCAGCGCCGTTCGAGCGAAATTGAGAGCGGCCGCGACGTTCAGTCCGCTCGCGGCGCTTTCAATAAGACTGCCACCCGCCACCGAGGTCGCCGGGAAGACACGAGGGCCGCCCTCGATAAATTCAAACTCGAATTCGAAATATCGGCCCTTCTCCCACCGCTCGATCCAGCGGCTGTCCATCAGGCTGACGTCTCGCCGACCGTACGTCGGATGCACGAGTGATCCGGCGCCTTCCTTCTCGCACGCCGCAATAAGCAGATCGCGCTGCGCGATGACGTCGTCGCCAACGACGAAACCGAAGACGCGAAAGCGCCGCGTACCACGGCCAAGATCCTCTACCCACGGAGTGTCGCGCAGCGGATACTCATGCAACTCGTTCCGCCGACCGAAGCCGCCTTCACCGCCGAGCGATACGAAAGGCACTCCGCGAAATGACGCAGGCCGCAACTGGTCGAAATACGACCCCGCCGAGCCGCCGAGCCGCGCGGCCAGCGAGCTCGCCAGATTGGAGATGCCCGAGGTGGTGCCGAGCACTGCACCTGCGCCGCCCCCAATGTTCATGCCTTCGCTCCAATCTGTTGTTTCATGCGCTTGGCCTGATCAAGCCAGCGCAAAGTCTCGGAAAACGTCATGCCGTCGGCGTCGTTCGGTCCCCACCGCATGAAATGCGTCAACTCGGCGAGAACGTCATCCCAGCCTTCCGGCACGGCCGTGACGGCGGCAATCAGTCGTCCGAGTTCGCTGTCCGCCGAAGCTGAAAACCGTTGAAGTACGCGCAAGCGGCCATGAAATCGCGCGCCGTCAATGCGCGCACTGCGTTCTTCGGCACCTTCGACACGATGCTGATAAGCGCGATACTCGAGGCGAACGTGCCGCCGGCGGCCGACGCCTTGCGTTTCTGCTGGTTCGTCGGCTCGCACAGTTCGAGAGAAGCGACATTCAGCGGGCTCTCGTCGGCCGTGAGCTTGACCGGCGATTGGAGAACAAGCTCGAACTCGTCGGCGCTAGCCTTCATGCCGCTGATCGCTTCCTTGCCGAATGAACCGATGAAATCGGCCGCCTCGTCAATTTGGCTCGTGTACATCTGGTCGATGACGTCGACGGGCACGCCGCTAAGCAGCGCGATGAGGGCGATCTGCAGACCGTAGACGCCGGCGGCGTTTTCCGCCTTCTCGTACTCCCCTGCGGTCGGCTCGCGAAGCGTGATCGAGTCGACCGTCTTCGCCTGATCGCCCTTGCCGTAGCTCAGCGCCTTGCGCAGCTGGATAGTTTTTGTATCGCTCATCGATTACTGCTCCGTGACCGAGCCCTGCAGGCCTTCCCACTTGACGGTGAATTTTGCTTCAGTCGTGTCAACTTCCTGCGCTTCGACGGTCCACATGTTGCGGCCGATGATCGTCTTGCCATTCGCGAGCTCGAGGACGACCGTGTTGCTGCGCATCGCATTGATTGCAGCGAGGCTGACGCCGCCCGAGTCACGAATCGATGCGGAGATCGACGGCGCTTTCGGCTTCTCGCTGAAGCCGTGAATGGTGTCCTGCCCACCGAGCGTCTCGCGCGTCACGGTGCCGACGTCGTACCGCAACTCACCTTCGAGCTGGTAGTTGACGCCGTCGATCGTGATATACGCGGTCCCGGCGATGAAATTCGTGTTGTTCGCCATCGTTGGCTTCTCCACAAAAGAAAAAGCCGCCCGGTCATGGGCGGCTCACAGCGTTGGCGAACTGCTTACGTCTGGCTGGTGGACAAACGGAACTGCGCGAGCAGCGCGAAGATCCGCAACTGGTTGATCAGCGTGCCCGGCCAGAGGACGTCGACACGGTTCGGGTTCTGCGCGTTTTGCTCGACGATGATCGACTGAGCGAACTTATCGCTGCCCTGCACGTAGCCTTCGTACTCCATCGCCTGATATTCGGCGATCTGATCAGCCTTGATGATGTTCGGCGTCACGATGCCGGCGCCCGGCCCGAAGCGCGTCCCGTTCGCGGCCAGCTTCACGCGCGCGTACTTCGACGTCACCAGCGTGCGCAGGCGACGCAACACGTACGCGAGCAGGAACATCGTCTCGACTTCAAGGTAGCTGTTGTCCGGCTGGCCGTACGCATTCGTCTGGTAGCTCGTGATCAGGTTCTCGATCGCGACCGTGCCGTCGTCACCAACCGTGAAGGTGGCGATGCCGTCATACAGCAGCGTGTTGCGCTGGCTCAAGTTGAATCGCGATTGGAGCGGCGGCGCAAGCACGCCGGTCAGCGCGACGGTCTGCATCGGTACGCCCGGATCAGCGCGCACGCTCACCGCCGTCACCGCCGCGATCGCCGCCGCCCATTGCCATGCGGGCGTCGGCGAGTCATTGAAGCCCATGATCGACTCGTGCTGGTTATTGCGCGACGTGCCGAAAGTTGTGAGCCCCGCCCACGTGCTGCGATATGCGACAAACACGTGACCGTACACCTGCTGCTGCCAGCTCCAACGGCCGGTCGAGTCGTTCAGGAACGCCTTCAGCGCGTCGAGAGACGTCGTATCGGTGAACGCGCATGCAATGAAGTCGAACGGCATGTCCTGAAGGTTGCCGAGCGCCGTCGTGAGCGTCGGGTTCGTCGTACCACCCGCCATCGCCGTGATCGTCGCAGCGAGGCCGGTCGGCAGCGCCTCGCCAGCCGTCGTGCCGATGTAATTGAAGCGGACGTCGATGTCGTTGCCGACGAGGCCCTTATTGTCAGCCGTCAGCGTTACGGTGCTCGTCGATGCGGCTGCAGTGACGGGCATCGACGGAATCAGATTGATCGCCGCAGCGACAGCGGTCGCAATCTGCGCGGTCGTCTGTCCTGCCGTCACCGGCACGGTGACAAGCTGACCGGCGATGTAAAGCGAGATCGTGCCATTCGCGGTCGGCGCCGCCGTGAACGCGATCGTGCCTGTCGCTGCCACTGCGCCCGCCGCATCCTGCACCGGCAGATACCACAACTCGCCGAACTGGTCGTTCTGGCGATAGGCGGCCGTCATCAGCGCGAGCACGGAGTTCGCGCCAGCCTGAACATTCGCGTCGCCAGTGCCCGACGAGATAAGCGGCACGTTGGGCGTCGCGCTGCCGGCCGACGTCATCGGACCGATCAGCAATGCGCGCTGGTTCGCGACAGCGGAATTCGCGTGCGAATTGTCGATCTCAGCGAAGAACAGCGGCGTGCGGATGTTCTGCGGGATCTGCTTGAACGGAATGGTCATTCTGCGTCACTCCCCGACTGCTTCGGTGCGGGCAGAGCCGCGTTGTCCGCGAGAACGACGTCGCCGTCATTGAGCACGCGGGTCCAGAAGATGTCGCCGTCCGGCACTTCGATGCCTTCGTCCGGCAGCAACTGCTTCGTAACCGGATGCCGCACTTTGAGGCCCGGCGCAGGTTTGACGATCATTCGTCGCTCCTATTGAGGAAATTGAACGTTGACCTCGCCTTCCGCGCGGCCGTCCGGGCCCTGCGTGCGCGGGGCCGGCGTGACAGCGTCGGGGAATGGCGGGTCTGGATAGGTGCCGTTCGGATCGGCGACGTTCGTGAGGTCAGCCGTCACGTTCATCGCAAGCAACTGCGTGTTGATGTCCGGATAGAACGTCTCGACGAACTCAATGCCCAGAAGAATCGAAAGGCCGCCTACGTGCGTCGCGCCATCGGCGGTCACTTCCGTTTCCGTGTCGCAAAACGGGAAGTCCTGCGCGAGCCGCCGCAACGGAATGCTCTTGAAGACCACCTCTTCAATCTCCGCGCCGAGCGTCTCCAGCGCGATGAGCGCTGCAGGACCGGACGCAGCCGACACCTCAGCCTTGATCTCGAATGCCGCGACTGTCGTGAACGCCGTCGGGCCGTTTCGGCCATTCGACTGCTTCCGCTCTTTCGCCGGCCGCAGCTTGATCGCGGGCAGCTTGGGCGTCGCCACATTCCAGTCACCAGGCGAATACACAGCCACACCCGGAATCGTCTGCAAGATCGAGAGCAGCACGCCACGCAATTCGGCGCGGCCAGTCGGATCAGACATCGGTTTGCCCTATGACGTTGAGCATGAGCCGGCCGCCGCCGTGGCCATCGAGATGGACCTCGCGCACCTGCCACTGCTCGCCCGTCTTATTTATCATCAGCGTGTCGTACTGCTGCGGCTCAACGGGGAACTGCGAGACTTGGATGCCAACCGTCGGCTGCTGCGTGACGACCGTCGACCCGGTCACCGGATCGACGCCGAAGAACGCCTTGTCGTAAGCGCCAGTGATCTGGAACGAACCACCGTCGATCGGCATATAGGTGATCGCCGTCCCGAACTGCGCCATCAGAGGGCCGAGGATCTTGCCATCGACGATGTCGTCCCAGTCCATCGGTCACTCCGACTCGTTGATCGACACCTGGCCGCCAGTGATCTGCGCGCCTTCGAGCTTCACTTCCTCGACCTTTTCGGGAACGAGAAAGCCGAGATCACGCAAGCGCTTCACCTCCGACTCAGGCAGTCGAACTTTCTGACCGGCCGTCTTGATGACCGGCTCTTCGTTCGGCTTCAACTGGTCGTGGATCGTGCGATTGCGCGCGACGACGGCTTCAACCATCTTTTCGTTGGTAGCCATCAGTCACCTCACGCGACGGTCGCGGCCAGCGCGGCGTTGACGCGGCTCGGGATGATGATCGGGGCCGATTGCATCATCAGGAAACGCTGGGCCGGATCGTCCTTCAACCACGTCTTCGGCGCGAACGGCAGCGAAGCATAGTTGAACGCCGGGTCGATGATCTGACCGAACGCGCGGGTGCCGTCGAGGTCCGGGCCCGTCATGATGAGGGAGCCGTCCGGAAGCATCGGTTGCTCGACGTTGTTGTCATCGACGTACCAGTCGTTGTACAGCCAGAGGTTGTACTGCCCCCACACGCCCTTCGAAACGGCACCGCGTTGAATCTGCGCGCCTACGTTCACGACGTTGCCGTTCTGCCCCAACGCCGGATAGTAGATCGCGCCCTTCAGCGTCGGGTCGAGCTTGAAACCATTCCACGCTTTCGGAGTGAAGACGATGTCGGTTGCGACTGCGCCCGACGACTTCAGGATCTGCTGCTGCCACGTCTCGATGTTGCCGGTCGGATTTGCCGTACCGGCGGTGATGTTCGCGGCCGTCCACTGCGCGCCGCCAGTGAGCGCGATCGTCAGCGAACCATCGCGACCGAAGTCGATAACGGTCGTCGGGAAGCCTTCGCCGGATACCGTGAGCGTACCCGTGACCAGCACCTGCGCCGCCATCCATTCCATGCGGCGGGTGAGCATATCGATCTGGTCGTTGAGTTCGAACTCGAGGTTCATCTGCTCGCGGACCTCGGGGGAGAGCTCGCCGCCGATGCGCTCGCCAATCATCCGACGGACCGGCTTGCGCAGATCCGGCGCACGCTTGTCCTTGATGTACGGCGGCTTGAAGGTGTTGGTCTGGTAGCGACGGCTCTCTACGAGCTTGCCTTCGACCAGCGGCGAGCAGAACGGCGACATGCGGCGCTTGCCGACGTCGACATCGATCGACACGAACTCGCTGTCTGCCGGGATCATGTTCGGGAAGAAGCGGTCAAGCAGCCAGCTCTGCGCCATCTTCAGGTTCTGCACAACCCCGACCAGGGTGTTGGTGTCGTAAATCAAGTTTCCGGGCATTGCTCTCTCCGAGTGTGTGGCCCAAATGAAAAAGCCCCGCGCTGTGGCGGGGCCTTCACATCAGTTCGATTGAGGGTTTAGCTCGGGTCAGCAGCCGTGACCGAGGACTTGAGGTGGATGCCGAGCGGGCGCAGCGCGTCTTGTGCTGCAGTCGACGTGATGCCGGTACCGAGCGTCACCGCGTTGACGTTGAACTCGCCTTCGAGATACACGCCCGCAACGACGTCGCCGGCGCTGCCATCGGCGTAATCAGCGAGGATCGCCGTCGGCGTCTGGCTGCCATCGGACGAAGCCGACAGCGCGACAGTGAACTTGCCGCTCGCCGTGATCTTGCCGAGCACAGTGCCGCGCACGAACGGGCCACCCGTGATCGTGACGTTGCGGGTGACGAGTTGCTTCGGGCCCGCGATCAGTTGATCGGGGACGAACGTTTGGGCGGATGCCGACGGGACCTGGGGATTCTCCCCGACCGTGGTAGGAGTCAATGCCATCTGAGTTTCTCCGGGTTTGGGGAGGGGTTAGATCTCGCCGCGGCGCAGCTTGCCTGCCGCGACAATTCGGTCTGCAAGCGACGGCTCTGCCGCTGCGGGGGCCGACGAGCCGGGGTTTGCCGGACGGGCGTGCGACATGCGTTCGTCGAGCGACGGCTTGCGCGACGTCGGCGCAGCGGCCGCAGGCCGGTCTTCAGCACCGACCACGAGCGCACTGATAGCCTGCGCGGCCGACATGTTCGTGTCGAAAGCGAATGCGCATGCCTGCTTCACCATGCCGCTCTTGATTCCGGCCGCGACGATCGCAGCGCAGCGCACACGCTCGCGCTGACGTGCGCCTTGTGCGCGACCTGCACGCTTGCCTTCTTCCTTATCGTCTTTGTCGTCCGCTTCGGCGTCGACATCGTCGTCGTTTTCTTCGGCGCGCTTGGCCTCTTTGTCTTTCTCTTCCTGCTCGGCCTTGCGCGCCTCTTCGTCCTTTTTGTCCTGTTCTTCCATGCGCTTGGCGTACTCGTCATCCGACTCGTCCTCGCGCTGCTTGCGATCCTCGTCTTCTTCCGCGCGGGCGGCCGCGCTCGGCGACGACGCGGACGCGCTCGGCAGCCCGAGGAAATGGGCGAACGGCATCGCGCTCGCGATCTTCGAGAGCTTCATATAGCTTCCCTTCAGTAAGAAATTTAAGACCGGATCGACTGGATCAGGGCTCGAAACGCGGCATCAGGAGCCGCCACTTCATCCGCCAATCCGAGAGCGACGCCCTTGTCACCCATAAATGTGGCGGCTTGCGTATCGCGCACCGTGGCGGCCGCGACATTTCGGTTACGAGCGACTGTCTCAACGAACAGTTCGCCCATTGTGTTTATGTCCGCCTGGAAGCGCGCCAGCGCATCGGGAGCAAGCGGTATCTCGGAATGGCCGTCGGCTTTGTAATCCCCGTAGGTGATGAAAGTCACCTTCATGCCAGCCTTCGACAGAGCTTCAGACAGATCCACGTGCGCGCAGATGACGCCGATGCTTCCGACGCCGCCCGTGCGCGGCACGATGATGCGATCAGCAGCGCTCGCGATCGCATATGCGGCGCTATAGGCCGACTCGTTGAGAATCGACCAGATCGGTTTCACGCCGCGCGCGCCGTAAATCATGTCGACAAGATCGAAGCATCCGGCCACTTCTCCGCCGGGTGAGTCGATGTCGAGCGCAATCGCACTGACGTCGGGATCGTCGAGCGCCATCAGCAAATTTTGGCGAATCCCGTCGTATCCCGACATTCCGCTGTATGGACGCAAGGAACCGAGCTTCTGAACCAGCGTGCCCTGGACCTCGATTACCGCAACGCCGCCCACATTGTCGTACCCGGCGCGCGGCGTGCGGCCCGGCTCCGCAAAGCCGTACTCATCATCTTCCATCGCCATCGGAACGATGCCGGTGCCGTCCAGCCTCACCATGCCGCCAATGCCGAGCCGATCGGCGAGCGCCGCCACCACGATCTCCGCCTTGCGCGGATGAATGGCGACGGGCGTGTTGAACATCCGCGTCGCCAGTCGTGGGAGAAGGTTGTTCATTGAGCCTTGGGTTCCTGTGTTACCTCGTCCGCCGTCGCGTCGTCTTTCAGCGTCGAGGGAAGAGGAATGCCGCGATCCTTGAAGTACTGGATCTCGATTGCGCGCTGATCGATGTTGTCGCGCCAATCGTTGCCCGACAGCTGCGCCGATTCGTCTTCGAGCGTCGACAAGCCCGACTCGATGCCGAGCGCCGCGCCCTGACGTTCCTTCATCGGATCAACATATCCGCGGCCCGGACCGATCCACCACGCACGTGTATATGCCGCGCGCGCCATCGCGAACTCCGGCGCTCCGGCCGGGAGCGGAAGCTCGCCGATGTCCATCATTTCCTCGACCATCGCGCACAAAATGGGCTGACCGAATCCGCGACCGAAGTCGCTGCGGCGCCGATCGAACGTCTTCCACGCTTCAAGCGCCGCGGCGCGATACGACGAGTAGTTGACGTCTGCCCAGTTCTGCGTGATCTGCTGCGCGGACATGCCGGTGCCTGCCGCGACGTTGCGCAGCATGGCGTTCTCGAACTCGGCGAAATTGCCCGCCGGCCGTGTAGCTGACACGGTGTTGATCTGTTCGCCGGGAAACAGGATCGGCAACCGCGCGCCGCCGAGACGGAGATCCGTCTTGTCGTGAAAATCCGCGCGTGCGTCCTGATACCCGTTGTATGCCTCGGCGTCTTCGCCGTCGCCAAGCGCCTCGGTCACGAGCTGCTTATCGAACGGGCTCGTGACGTAAGCGCCGAAGATCGCATTGATGATCGCCGCGTCGAGTTCGGTGCCGTCGTACTTGATAAGCATCTTCAGCCGCTGCAGCACCGGCGTCAGGATGCCCGCGCCGCCGCGATGCTGCGAGGCACGGTCGAAGTCGTAATCATGCACGACGATCGGCCGGCCCCAATCAGTTTCGGCTGCAATCCGCTCCCACGTCACCTGCTTTCCGCCGCTGAACCAGTCACCTTGATGCGCCTTGCGGATGTGATACGCAACGGGCGCACCGTATTCGTCCACCTCGACGCCGCCGCGCATCGTCTGGCGGTCAAAATTCTGTTGCGGATTCGACAGGCGGTCAGGGTCAATCAGCTGCAGAACGGTCGCGTAGCGCGCGCCGCGCGGCAGGCGCTCTGGCATCCACTGCAGGATCGCAAGCGCATCGCCGTCGACGATCTTGTGGCGGAAAGCCAGGCGCATCATCTGCGGAATCGTCAGCTTGCGCTGCGCGTCGCAGAAGTGGGCCGGATCTTCCGACCACGTGCGCCAACCCGCCTCGAGCGCACGCCCAAACTCATCTGCCCAGACGTGATCGAATTTCTTGTTGCCGGTCATCGCGGCGAGCGCGCGGTAATCCGGCTTCGAGATCGGCCGGAAGTCCGCGCCGATGACGTTGTCGAGCGTGCGCGTGACCGCCGCTGACGCCCACCCGTCGTTGCGCACCAGATCGCGCACGCGCGAGACGATGCGATCGCGATACGGGTTCAGCTCGCCGTCCGGAGACCAAAGCACCGGGTTCCAGTCACGCATATGCTGGCTGGACATATCGGCCGCGTCGAATGCGCTGGTGCTGCCGTACCCGCTATAACTGCCGTTAAGCGCGAGCGCACGGCTCTTGCGCTCCGGCAGCGGCTTCCCGTCCGGACCAAGTAGCTGTACGTTCGATTCCATGCGTTATCGCCGTGTGAAGGTGATTCGGTTTGCTCTGCGGGGCGACGAGACGATGCCTAGCTGCGCTTGCATCAACTGGATTGCCGCAGCAAGCTCCGCGAGGTTTGCGCGCGTGTACGTGACTGAGCGCGTACCGTCGCCCTGCGTGTACGAATAAGACTCGCCCTGCGCGCCCGTCGACAACTGGATGTAGATCTGCTGCGCATTGGCGAGTGACTGCCGCAGCGCTGTCTGATCCATGCCGGCGAGCAGGCTGCGGCTCGGGTCGAAGCATCGCAAAGTGGTTCTCCTATGCTTCAGCCGGCGAGCCGCCGGATCCGAGAGCGTTTCTCAGGCTGCGCCTGTTTGATGATCGGGCCGTCTGGGCGCACTGGCCGCGTCGCGCTCACGACATCGAGCTCGACCTCCTGCCGCGTCTCCGGAGCAGGCGGCAGGAGATCAGCCGGATCGGCCTGCACCGCATCGACGCGCCGGTTCAACTTCAGGCCCATGTGCATGAGGCCGCACAGCGCCGCGTAGCCGTACACCCGAATGTCGAGCGCTTCGTTCGCGCGGCCAGGCGGCAACTCCCACACCCGGAACTTCTGCCCGTTGACGAACTTCGTCACCGAGCGCTCGGAGATGAGCTGCGCGAAGTAGTTGATGTCGCGGTCCGTCGGGAAGTGCATGTACCCGGCCGGGTACGTCAGCACGCCGTCGTTGTCTTCGGGATCGCGTCGCAACCGCTCGCGAATCACGTCCTTCGCCGCATTCACGCCGATGATGACCGGCCTGAACGTCGATTTCGTTCGCGACGAAGGTCGCTTCGTCGGCCAGACAGGTGACCGCGCGCCGCCGCGCGCCGACTCGCCCTTGATCGCCCAGATGCGGCGCCCGAGCCGCGCCTTCGCGAACTCGTACACCTTCTGTGTGTGGTGACCGCCGGAGTCGATACAGGCGGCGGATACTGCGAAACCGCGACCGTCCGCGCGCCGCCACACCCGCTTCAGATATTCGTCGACGCGTTTCCAAAGCTCCGCGCTCTCGGGGTCGCCCTCGATGACCGCGTGATCTATCGACCAGCTTTCCTCGTTGTGCCCCCAACCGATCGTTTCAAGCTCGACGCGATCGTCTTGGACGTCGCCGCCGACTGTGATCAGACCGACGCCGTCGGGCACTTCCGCATCCCAGACTTCCGTGCGAGCCGCCAGCCGCGTTTCGCTCAGTGCGCGATCGCCGCGATCCTCGTACGGCTCGCCGAGCACCAGGTTGATGAACGTCTGCCGCGCGAGCGGGTCATCCTTCACGCGGAGCCATTCGGCAACGAGATTCGACCAGCACGCGTTCGGGAAGAGGCTGTATCCGGCCCAGATATGGAAACCGGCATGCCCCTTGAATGGCTTCGTCGCGCGCCATTCACCGTTCGTCACCATGTCAGCCTTGTCGGCCTCATGGATGATGCAGCCGTTGTGCCGGCAGACGTAGTAGACGCTTTCCGGAATGCCGTTGCCGTGCTCGTCCTTGTCCCACTTCATGCCGTACGGCGTTTCGGGACTGCCCCATTCGAGCACCTGGTGCTCACCGCAGTGCGGGCAGGCCACGAAGAAGTAGCGCTGATCGCTCTCGTTGAAGCTTTTCTCGATCCGGCTGTAGCCCTTCACCGTCGGCGTCGAGCCGAGGACGATCTTGCGATTCCAGAAGGTTTCGGAGCGCTTCGTGCCGAGGGCGATCTGATCGCCTTCGTTTCCCGCGCCATCGACCGGATATGCATCGACCTCGTCGAACATCACGACGCGCGACGTAATCCGCCGGAAACCCGCCGGGCTGTTTGCGCCCACGAGCGTCAGGCTCGAACCGTTGCGGAACGTCTTCGCGAGGATCGTCTGATCGCTGTTCTTCGCCTTCTGATCGCCCGCGATCGCCGCGAGCACAGGCGTGTCCCGCAGCATCGGCGCGATCTCGGTCTTCGAATAGCTCTCCGCATCCTCGACACGAGGCTGCACGACGAGAATCGGCGAAGGATCCTGGTGGATGAAAAAGCCGACCGCGTGATCCATCAGCTTCGTGTAGCCGACGCGAGCCGACTTCATGACGCTGATCTTCTCGACGCTGGGGTCGGTTACTGCATCCAGCATGCCCCTCTGATAACCGAACGCCCGAAAGCGGCCGGTCTGCGCACTCGTCTCACGCGAAAGCACGGCATAGCGCTCGGCCCATTCGCTCAACGTCAGCTTCGGCGGTGGCGTCAGGTTCTGGCGAAGCGCCGCCGCGAGGCCCGCGCGCAACGCCGCATAGCCGCGCGCGTATCGCCGTGTGCTATTTAGGGTTGCCTGCTCCATCGCGAGTGAGTTCTTCGAGTGCTTCTGTGATGACCTCCTGCAAAATGTCCTGCAACTCGGCAGGCGTCTTGCACCGATGGAGACGCGGAGCCTGTTCCGCGGGAATAGACAGCAGGCGGGTTCGGACCTTGGCGTATTCAGTGCCGACGGCTTTCGCCACTTCGGCGACGTCGATCACCAGACCGGAATCTCGGTCGTATTCGAGCTGTGCCTTCAGCCCGAGATAGTTCTCTTTGAAACAGCGCGCTTCGTCGAAGTCGAGAAGCTGCACGTTGCCCGACAAGATGCGGTCTGCGGCGTCCGCCGCGCTCTCGCGCTCGCCGAGCGTTACCTCGCTGGCCGCCTGGGTAACGGTTTTCGGTTTGTTACCCGCCGACGCTTGGGTAACAGGCGGGGTAACAGCCGGGGCGCCGTCGCGCCGGTACTTTTTCAGCAGCGCATTCGAGGCATCGACATCGACTTCATCGCCCGCAAACACAAGCCAGCCGCGCTCCTTCCATTTCGTGACCGTCTTTCGACTGACGCCGTGGAGAGTTGCAAACTCGCTCTGATTCATCGCCGCTGGTGTTACCCAAATTTCAAATTTTTGTGGCTAGAGAAAGATCGCGCGCGCGCAGTGCCCGCGAAGCAGAAGGGCGGAGAGGGACCCGGTTGTAAACCATACCTGCGACCCCTCCCAAACCCGCCCGCCTCGCCCTCCGACGCGCATCTTTTACAACCATCCCCGCACGCTGCGAGGGTCAGTAGTCGCCGTTCCTCAGCATCACGATGCCGGGCATGGCCGGGTCGATCGCGTCCTCTTCGCCGATCTGAGCATCACCGGGCAGCCCCACAGCCTGCAGCGCCACATTAAGCAGGTGCTCAGCTGCAGACGCGCATTCAGCAACGACGACTGCCGCGACACCCACCGGATAGAAGCCGGTGAAGTTCGTGCACTTATAGATCCTCATCGTCGATCACCGTGCCGTCGCGAGCGCCTTTGCAAACGCCGCAGCGAACTCGGCGCGATATGTCGATGCGACCACCTCATGGCCGCGCTTCCCGAAGTGGAGATGCTGCTTGACCGGCTGCGCATCGCCGAAGCGGATGAGCAGCCTGAGGTGACTGGTCTTGTTCGCGCCACGCATCGCGACGCCCCGCTTGCCGCTGCGCTTGATCGCCTTGACGTCGGTGGGCCGCTGCCACACCCCGCCAATCGATTCACCGCTCGCGGTTTTGATCGTGCCGACGAAGATGTCTGGCCGACCTTCGAGACGCTTCAGTGCCGTGCGGCTGAAGTTGCCGTACTGGTTGAGCAGCGCCATATCCTTCGGATTTAGCCACGTCTTGCCCGAGCCGATGAGCTTGTGCGTGCCGCCGAACTCGTACGGCGCGAGATACGCGGCGGCGATGTCCTTCACGAACACCAGCGCCTCTTGCGTGTTCTTGCGCGCGGCTTTCACGCCGATCGAATTGACCGTGAATGGCGTCGGGCGATCGAACACTTGAGGGAGGGCCGCTTTCTCGGCGGCCTGAACGCGTTTTGCGACCGCCGTCAGCGCCTGTGCAGACGCGAACGGCAGCTGCTTGCGTTCGAAATCGTTGAGCCTCCGCGTCAGCGCGTCGAGATCCGACTGAACACTGATGCGGATGGGGCTCTGCATTACTCGCCGTCCTTGATGGTCGGATGGTTCTTGAGATCGGCCAGACGTTGGATCAGGCGCTGATACTCGTGCACAGCGGCGTTGCCGACCATGCGCACCAATGCTTCTATCTCGCCGATGATGGTCAGCGGATGCTCATCCGAGCCAGAGCCAGTCTGGGAAGCAGAAAGCGCCGCATCGGGCTCCCCCGCTTCAGCACCGCCAGCCTCCGCATCAGCGGCGCCACCAACGTCCAAAGGGACGGCGTCCGACGAGACGCTTGCCTGCGATTGCGCATCGAGATTCGGCGCGGCTGGCGTCGGGCTGAGGTCAGCCGCACCCGCGCCGCCGGGGTCGGCTTGCGCGTCAGAAATCACCGCCGGAGAGACGTCGACAGAACTCGCGCCGGAGCCGTTTCCCGCGTCACCGGCGTCCGGAGTCGATGCCGAATCCACAGGTGCGGCAGATGTCGTATCTGAACCAGCGCCTTGTTCGACCGCCGCACCGTTGGCAGCGGTCTGCTCCGCGTTTCCCTGTTCACCTGCCGTATCCGAGCCGGTCGCAGACACAGCCGGGTCCTGAGCAGCCTGGGCATCGCCATCCGTCTGGGCTGGCGACGAGGTTTGCTCCCCCACGTTGGCGCTCGGGTCAACGCCCGCTCCGTTCGCGATCAGATCGGGAATCTCGTCGCGCGTGATTTCACGGATCGGTGCGACAGCCGCCTCTTCGTTATCGAAGATGATGTTGGTGTCGGGATTGAACTTCAGCATAGCAACCTCCGAAAAGAAAACGCCCCGGCAAAAGCCGAGGCGTCAAATCAGGGCAGTTGCCCCGCCGAGGAGACACGGATGAACGTGTTCGAGAAAGCAAAAAGCCCGCTCAGTGGCGGGCTTTCTCTACCGACAACTTCGCCTCCCAGTCGGGAAGCGAAAGCTCACGCGCGAGGCGGATTCGGTAATCTGGCGCGATTATAGGACGGTTGCTGCTGGTTTACAACCTGTCTTTTGCAAGTTCTTCATAAACGATTGAGCATGGATCTTCGAGATGTGCTGCCGGAGCGAGTTTTCGGCTTCAGCCAGCACGATTTCGAACTGACGCCCGCGCAACACGGCTTTGTGCTGCTTACGCATGCGCGTCTGCACCTGCTCCGGAGACATTCTCCAAACGTAGGTGTACTTCAACACCCACTTGTGCACGTGGTTCGGCATCGTCGACCAAGCCGCCTCAACGAGCCAACCATCCTTTTCGACGGGCGTCACGCCGGAGGGCGCTTCTTTCGCGTCGCGCAAAGCGACATAGAGTTGCGCCCACTGCGCGCAAACTCCTGATTGAAACTTGGGCATGCGCACCGTCATACCCCAATTGTCGAACCGCGCCTCGTTCGTCTCGAACTTCATTCAACCTCCGCCTCGTATTCATTGCATCGGCGCATCTCGACCCAATCGAGTGACGCTTTCTGATTTCCTCTGCTGCACACGTACTTCCGAACTCCACCCCAGCGCGACAGCACGAGTTGGACGCAGCCCAAGCATGTGCCCTCTTGCTTCCGCTCAAGGACGATTGCCGGGTCCATGAACTCGAACCGCCTCACATCGCCACCATGAAGCTGATTCCCCAGTTCATGAGCCAAGCGACGAAGCTGTCTCGAAGCTCGGCGTTGCGCGGGAACGGGAATTCGACTTCTAATGAGTCGCCATCGGTCTCGATCTGGCCGGCGAACGGGCAACCGTCGAAGGCGATGACCTTGGCGCCCGTCACTCCGTCGATGTGCTGCCTGCTCGTGTCGATCAAGTTCTGGGGGACGTCCGCGTATTGAATGTAGGCGTGCGCGCTCACTGGTGAGCTCCCATCCGCGAGTACACGGCCGTCGCGAGAACCGACAGAGCAGTCCACATGAACACAAAGACGATGCCGGCGGCGTCCGCGCTCGGCGACGCGAGAGAGGCGGCGGCGATCATCGCGTCACCTTCTGCGGTTGGATTGGAGCAGTCCAGCTCTTGCGCTTGATGCCGAGCGCCACCCACAGCGCGTCGAAGTTGTCCGGAATCGTCTTGTTCATGCTCAATCTCCCACTTCCATCTCGTTTAATCCGCTCTCGAGGAACGGGGCCAAAGTCTTCTTGTTGTCGTCGATATAAGCCCTGGTGCGATACACACCCGCCCTTACCCACGCATCGTCGAGGACCGGAATGCCGCTCCGGCGATCCTCGGGAATCCATGCATCAACCCAAACAAACGGCCGGGTCGTGTTCTGCACCGTCGGGCGCGCCAGCCTGTACACCCTCGTCTCCAGCGCCGCCGTGAGTTGAAACGGCTCCACGGCATAGCGCTTCCCGTTGCGGCCGCGCGGCGTGCGCCATCGCGTGTCCGTTGGTATTCGAATCAAGCACCGCACCCTCTTCCTCCTTCAAACCCATCTTTCGAGCGCGAACCGGCTCCCAGCGCGCGAGCGCGCCGTCGAATGCCGCGCATTTCTGTTCCCACGGCGCGCCGCTGCGGTCGAGCCACTCGTGACAGGCAGCACAACCCGGCACCGTGAACCAATGCTTCGCCTTCAGCGCGCCGCCCTTCCCGTGCTTCGATTGGTTCGAATGGCAGTCGACAACGGTCGGATCCGCCCAATCCGTCCACGGGCACTTCACGTTCAGGTAGCACGGCTCGCCGCGGCACGCCGCCAGATACTTCGAGCCTTCGGCGGCCGTCGGCTTCTTCACGCGCGCCTTCAGTTTCGAGCGACGCAGCGCTGTCGCGCGATCGGCGAGCGGCCATGCCGAGCGCTTCATCGGCGTCTTGCTCAAGAGAGGCTTCGAGCGCTTCACTGGTCGCATCCTCTGCCGATCGCGCCCGAATCCCCGGGCGCCGTGAACTTCTGCCAGTGGATCCAACCTTGCTCGGGACAATGAAAGCCCCAGTGCCGATAGCGCGGCCCGGTCACAAAGATCGTCCAGCATTCGCCGTGTGTGAGCTCGATGCGGTGTGCGAAGGTGCCGAACAGGCGCAGCTTCCACTGGCCGGCGGTGCGCTCGGTGCGCACGTTGATGCCGCCGGGCGCGATCGAGTGCTCGGTGTATGTGCCACGCAGCAGGATCGACAGATTTGACCAGGGGTGATCGTGCAGCGCGCGGTCGTCGTCGCTGCGCATGAAGCGATGCAGGTACACATTGAAGAAGCGATTGCGCGGGATGACCCACCAGCGGAGCAGATATGGGTCGTCGTGGCCGCCGATGACGACGTCAGGCGCGCGGCGCGTGATGCGCGAGATGATCCATTCACCGAGCTTCATGCCGCTGCCCTCCCCGTGCATACCATCGCGTTTATCGCGGAGACGACCACCAGATCGGCACGCGGCCACCATGCGGCGTTCGATCGATGTCTCGCGTCGAGCACGTCGTCGCTTTCCTCCTCATCGGCAAGATTCGCGGCGAGGAAGTCGCCGTAGCGCGCGTTCTCGCCCGGGCCGATCACATAGACGAGTTGCGGATAGCTTTCTGTAATGCGTGACACGTGCGCCCACTGGTTCCCGTTCGGGTTCGTCGCGGGCCGCATCAGATCCGACACCGTCTTACGGGCCAACCCGAGCGTGTCAGCGATTTCGCGCGCTGTGCGCTCGACGCCATCGGACAGCAGGTTGCGCACGCGCTGCGACGTGGAGATCGGCTTTATGGCCATGTGCGTCTGCTTGTAGACGGCCGCTTCGTACGTCCGACCCGGAAGGAGGTGCATATGCTTCTTCAGGACTGCGCCACGCTCCTTTAGTCCGCGCAGGATGCGCAGTTCCTCGTGCGTCCACTGGGTGCCCTTCACGTCGCCTTGGGCTCTCTTCTTTGCCGCCATCACTTCACCTCCACGATCGTCAGCCCGCGCGCCGCCATCAGGTGGCGTTTTATGCGGTATCCCTCGGTTACGCGGCCTTTCACGTCCTCAATGACCGTCTCGCCGCCCTTCTCGTACACAAAATCCGCCACGTACCGCAGCGCCGGGCGCTTCCGGCCGGCGATCACCACCGGATCAGCCAGGACGAACGGCACCTGCAACTCCAATTCGCTGATCTCGCCGCGCACCTGCATCTGCACCAGCTCGTGCCAGCGCTTCATCTCGCGTTTGCTGTCGAACTTGATGCCGCCGCTCTCGCATTTCTCGTTGCGGTACTTCGCCGGCTTCTTCTTCGCGGCCGGAACCCTCGGCGCCGTCGCGAACGGGTCATATCCGGAGGCGATGTCGTCGAACTCGCTCGTCGGCTGCTGACCGGTGCGGCGCATCAATTCGCGGCTCGCGAAATCCGGCCCGACCGTGCGGTCCTCGCGCACGCGCGCCGTGCCGACGTGCGTCGCTCCTTCCGGGTAATGCAGGGCTGCGGTGCGCTTCACTGTTCCTCCTGCTTCGCAATTGCGGCACGCACGCGCACGGCGATCGCCGGCACCGGCTCTTCGTCGTCAAATGCGATGCCCATTTCCTTCGCCTTGGCCTTGATGCCGCTGGCGGACTTGTCCCAATCGCCGGCGTGCACGCGCGTTCCGTCCGGATTGCGCTTGATTGCCATGCGGCCGCGCACGTCGCCGTAGCCTTTCGGGCTGATGAGGTAGTCGAAGCCGGCGTGCGGCGGCAGTTCGACCTTGTCGCGCACGGCCGGGAAGTAGCGCTTCCACGCCTCCGGGTCTGCCGCGAGCTTTCCGAGGAACGCGCGGATTGCGCCGGCGCGCGCCTCGACGAATGCAGCCTCGTCCACGGTGCCGACTCGCTCCCCAAGCGCCTCGTTGAAGGCTCGGATCACGGCAAGTTCGGCATCGCTGTACGCGCTCTGGATCTCATCCATCCATCCGCCAGCGTTCAGCCAAGAAGCGGCGTACGGGATGAACTGCGGGTTTGCCCACTGCTCCGAAGTCATGGCCTGCGTCAGACCGGCCATCAGGGCCGTCATCAGCTGCTCGTCCGGGTTGAGCTTGGCGAAGGCTTTCTCTGCCTTGGCCTTCGATTTCTTACGCGGGTATGCCGCCCAGAAAATTTCAAAGCGTTCGCGAAGCGAGCGCGAAAGGGTTTCTTTTGGAGTTGTCTTTTGGTCTTTTCTTTTGGAGTTGTCTATTGTGTTTATCGTTTCGATAACAGCAGCGTTATCGTTTTGATAACCCTCGATGATCGTTTCAATAACAGTGCTGTTATCGTTTCGATAACCCCAAAGCTTCGACACATCCACTTTCGCCTTGCCAGTCCACTGGCCGTACGACTTATTCACAGCGAGGCAGAAGGCGTGCTTGCCGGGCGTGCGCACGATTACGCGCATCTCGACAAGCTCGTCGATCGCCGTCGACACGTTCGGCGGAAGCACGCCCGTCTTGTCGCGGAACTGCGTCAGGCTGATCTCGTCGGCCTTCTTGTTGTAGCCATACGTCTGGCGCAACAGGACCATCAGCACTTTGTAGTGGCGCTTGCCGAGGTCCGCGAGCGCGAGCGCTTCGAGGATGCCGTGCGCGATGCGCGTGAATCCGTCCTCGACCTGGACGGCGCGCTGCTCGGGCATGTGGATGACGTCTGCGAGTGCCATGTCACGCAGCCTCGGCGCTGTATTTGCGCTGCAGGAACACCTGCCCGCGGCCCGTCACGAGCGTCTTGAACGTCGGATGCGGTTCCTTCGCCTCGTCAATCCAGACGCTTTCGATCACGCGAAAATAGCCGCGGTCCTTGTAGATCTGATACGGCAGGTTGTCCGCCATCAGGATGTGGTCAGCGCGGAGACGCGCGAAGAAGCGATTCCGGCCGATGCCGAGAACCGCCGACATATGCGCAATCGAGATCGCGTCGTTCGTGTCGCGGATGGCATGCGCGAATTCGACGGCCGGCGCTTGCTCCGCAACCTTTTGCTCGAGCGCGATGACGCGCTCCGTGTACTGAAGCAGCGCGCCGCGCAGGAATGCGGGATCATCGAGATTGACGGCCGGTTGCGCAGCGCGCGATTCGAGCTCTTGCCAACGATCGACGAGGCGCGCGGTGAACTCCGGCGAGAGCTGCGCGACGATCACATAGCTATCGCGCTTGCCGACTCGGTACTCTGCCGCGCGCCGACCGAGACTGTCGAGGTATTCCCCCAACGGGGGAAGAGCGATCACGCCGCGCGCCGCAAGCCGCTCGATCGACTGCTTGACCTTGTCGTGGCGTGACTCGACCAACTCGGCAATTTCGCGGCTCGACATAGTCGGAGCGCCGGGCATCGTCAGATCGGTCATGGATGACTCACAGGTCGTTGTCGTGGCCACACGGCAAGCTGCCGTCAGCCAATTGGCGAGCACCGCAGCCAATGCAGATCTTCGGCGCGGCGTTCAGCGGGATCGATTGATCGGTCGTCATCGGGCCGATGAAGAACCGGCCGGTATGAACCAGATCCGCGCCGCCGAGCGACGGCTGAAAATCGCGCGCGCTCATGCCTTCACCTTCGAAGCCTTGGCCGCCCGCGAGCAGTCGGCATTGAAGGTTGCGAATTCGCGCGAAAGACCGACGCGGACGGCGGCGAGTTCTCCGGGAAAGCGCTCGCCGCGCGCCGCAACCGCACACATGGCGTCGCGGATCTGCTTCTGCTGCGCAGCCGGCAGTTCGGGCGGCAGCTCCGGCGCAAAGAGAACCGGATTCGAGTTGTTTTGCATGGGATCTCCCGCCGGCATTCCGGTCAGTAGTACTAAATCGGAACAGAAGAAGCCTGGCATCCAAGCTGCTTGTGTATCGACTCATCCATGCAGGTGTCGGCCTCGTAGCCGACGAACTCCGTCAGTTGTCTGACGTTTTATTCCCCGCGCCGCCCAGTGTGGGCCACCTCAAACGCGGCTACTTCCGGGTGCAGCGGTCCGTATGCAGAGCGCAGGACGTGATACCCGAGGTATTTCTGAGTTGAAACGCCCAGACTCGCCGCCAAAGCAGCCAACTCCCCAGCTTCAGGAATCGGAAGTTCAACGAGAAGGCCGGTTTTTCCTTCATTCATGCCGTTACAGCACTCCCAACTTGGGACGCCGCGACACTGACGCCCAAGAGATTCGCTGGCAAAGTGCCAATCGTGCCGAACAGAAAAAGCTTGGCAATTCGAGCAAGCGCAGCGGAATCGTGATCGATCCCATGCAGAGCCTTGTAGGCCTGCAATCCCTCGTAGACGGGGTCTTCGAGGCGGGTCTTTACTTCATTTCGAAACTCGGCACGACGCGACATAGAACCTCCCTAACAAAAAGAAAAGTTGAACGATGACCATCTTTACCGCGGGTGAGACCAACCTCCTCTTCTACAACCTAGATTTCGGCTGTCCGAGAAACACGCAATATCTCGAACCCTCGATAGTCCGGGCGAAGCTTCTCGCATGTCACGCGTTCATCTTTCAGCGCGTCCTCTATGAACGGACAAGCCTCGACCGGAGCACGCTTGTCTCGGTTGATCCACTGCCAGACGGCTTGGGTGCTGCTGCCGATACGGCGCGCAAAATCGGCCTGGCTGTCGCACAGAGAAACAGCAAGCTTCAGGGTGTCGAGGGCGACGTTTTGGGCGGCGGTATCCATAGCCACCAGCATAAACCTTTGTTTAAAGAATTGCAAACTCTTGTTTATGGCGCATGAACACAATTGTTTATACGATGCGGCCCATGAGTCTGGGAAAGAACGTCAAGCACCTTCGCGCCTTAGCTGACATCGCACTGGAGCCCTTGGCGGAAGCCCTGGGCTTAGAGCGTGCTGCCGGCCGCCAAAAAATTTATGCGCTTGAAAAGCGTGAAAGCCGGAAGTCGGACATCGCCTCCGACCTCGCAAGATTCTTCGGCTTCCCTGTTGAGCGACTTCTCACCGAGGACCTAACTCACCTCACGCGCGACGAGTGGCTGGCAATCCGAAGCGCGTATCATCATTCCAATCCGCCGAACAACGGCCAGAACCCAACCCAGATCGAGCAATCGCCGACGCAGGCACGGGCGGATCATTCCCGAACAGAATTTGGTCGGTCGGAAGCCCTACAGCGCGTCCAGGCCGCTGGAAATTCGCTCGGTCTTTCCGCGACTGATATAGCCAAGGCCGCAAACGTCGATCAGGCGGTTGCCGAAAGGTGGCTGCGAGCCGAAGGTGACCCGCCAACCTTGGTGCAGGCGGTTGCCCTCCAGAGCAAGTTCGGAATCAACGCTGTCTGGCTGACAAAGGGAAAGGGAGATCCGGGTGTTACCGTTCGGTTCGCGGACGAGTATCAGCCGATTCCCATAACAAACTGGAAGGCAATACCTGTGGTTGGCATGGCACAACTTGGAGATAACGGCTACTGGGCCGACCTGGAATATCCGGTCGGTCATGGCGAAGGTTACGTTAATTTCCCGACGAACGATCCCGACGCCTATGCGCTTCGCTGCGAAGGCGACTCGATGCGTCCTCGCATCAAGGCCGGGGAGTTCGTCGTCGTTGAGCCGAACCATGAGATCGAGCCGGGCGACGAGGTGCTAGTAAAATCGATCGACGGTCGAGTGATGGTCAAGGAGTTCTTGTATCGCCGCTCAGGCCGTACGCACCTCATCTCCACGAACGACGCGCACCCGCCGGTAGCCTTCACGGACGACGAGATCGAAAAGATGCATTACGTGGCCGGCATCGCCAAACGAGCCATGTGGCGGCCCGACTAATCCAAAAAGTGCTAGGAACCCACGCGCGTTGATTGGACCGCCAACCTGATGAACCCGCTTCGGCGGGTTTTTCGTTGCCGCCCAAGACTGCACCCGTCGCGAAGCAGGACTTCCGCAGATCTCACGCGAAAGCATGCGTCAGCCCCCTCTTTCCGCCGTCATCCGCTCGACGAGTTCGGCGATCAGGTCGCGGTGTCCCTGCATTGCGGCACGCGTTTCCCGGAACACTGCGAGCAGTTTTTTGGCTGCTCTCGTGTCGTGGCCATCCCGCTCAAGTTCAACGATCAGGTCAATCTGATGCTGAATGCGAGCATCCGCGTCCATCAAGTCCGCGTCCGCCTTGCTCAGGGCACGCAATTCATCGTCGAGGCTTCGCATGCCGCCTCCCCTGCGGACCAAAAATTAGGCGGACCTGGGCGCCTCTGCAGACAGCTTTCGGAGGGCGCGGCCGACGGTCTCCAGCGCCTGCCGTGGACGTTTGAGAGCCAAGCGAGACCGCGCCATCGCTATGTAGCTCGAAAATATCTCATTCTTGGGACATAAGGCCTCGCTGTCTCGGATCAACAATTCCGCTTGAGCCTGCGCATCGGCGTCATCTTTCAAGCAGGCCTCATTGCACAACAGGAGCTCGCACCTTTCAAGGCACGCTCTAACTGCGCCCACGTAGTCGATCTTCGAGTCATCCGGTCGATCCATTATCGGCCTCCAGCGTCAAGCTGCCGCGCCTTCCGTCCAGCAAATGTCGAACCTGTCTGTTTAGCAGATTAATTCGAGGTTTCCAGACTGTTACAAAATTCTTTGCTGCGCATAAACATTTGTTTTGACATTGCGTAAACCAATGTTTATGATTCCTCCATGCGCTGAACGAAGCGCTCCGGGGATAAACCGGGAGCCCTGATCTCAGGGCACTGGCAGTGATCAGTGTCTTGTACTCAGGGCTTCCTGTCCGGCAAGTGGACAGGAGATAGCAAATGAGCTGGCTGGCAAGCGATCTACTCGAACTGAAGCGCCTTGCACAAGGTGGCGCCGGCGCGCTCATCGAACATCTCCTGCGTGAATACGCACTCAACATCATCGCTCCGGGCGTCGCTGACGTTCGGGCCGGCGGATAAGGACAGGAAGATGGGACGCGTTCTCAACGACAACGCCCTGCTCCGCGACATCTCGCGGCTGCAGGACGTCGAGAAGATCTACAAGGCGATCGGTGTTGCCGGTCTATATGGTGTTGCGATCGGCGCAGTGTGGTTCCTGTGCGTCGCCTTCCGCGCCGGGGTGCTGGTGTGAAGCTCTGGCAGATCCGGGGAATCACGTTTCTCGTCGCGGCGGCTTATCTCGCGATCTGTGCGGAGATCGACTACCGCGCCGCTCGAATCGAACGCTGCACAGTCGTCCACTGCTCGTAAAACGATCCCGTAAAGGCTCACCATGAACACGTATCAGATAGTAGTCCTTCTGTTTTCCGTGACGATGGTTGCGGCGATCGCGCTGGTGCGCGGTGCCGATGCCAGCGCGAAACGCCGCCTCGCAGAGCTCGAGCAGCAGAAGAAGCGCATCAACTGGCCGTCCACGAATTGATTTCCCACCAACCGCGTGCCGGCGCGTAATCCGGCGATCTGACTTGATGACGCAGCGAGCCTGACCGTGATTGCCCCTCGCAAGGGCGACAGGCCCGCAGCGTCATCAACTCAGGTGGAGCGCGGTGAGGGGTGGCAGGTGAAACCTGCTTTTGTAAGGACGACGAGCCCACGGGCCTCACATTGAGCCTTTCGAACTGCGACGTGAAGTATTTCATGGACGTTTAGCTGGAAGACCTCCATGTCGCCCTGCTTACCTCCGTCGGAGCCGAACACATCGATAAGGCATCCGTGCGTCACCGCAAAACGGACAAGTTTGCCCGCGACCACATAGTGAAAATGCAGATCGCCGCCAAACGGAACCGCTTCGATCCTGAGCCAAGAAAGCATGACCGGGCATAAGTATCGACTGGAGCATCAAGGATACACCTCTCAGAAATGCCCGCCGCTGCCGGCGCCGTATAACGAAGAAACGAGGAACACATGAGCACGAAACACACGCCGGGACCGTGGACTGTCGAGCGCGGCGACTGGTCGGAAGAAGGTAATGTCCGGTTCGAGATTGAGGGCATCAAAGTCTTCAAGGCAGCAGATGCGCGCCTGATCTCTGCCGCGCCCGACCTGCTCGAATCCCTGCGCACCACGGCGACGTTTCTCCAGTCCGCGACTTTGATTATGGACAAGGGATCTCGCCAGATGGCACTAGAAACCGTGGCAGAAGCGCGCGCCGCGATCGCCAAGGCAACCGGAGAGGAAGCATGAGCGAGCGTGCTATGGCGTCATCGCTTTTCAATAGCGTCGACGATCTCGCGCATGCCCTTTTGCGTGCAGGGGCGACCGGGGGCGATCGACCGAAGCAGTGCATTGAACTGTCGCGGCGTGAGGCCGGGTGCCAAGGCTTCCGGAAAAAGACGAGCGACATGTCCCGTATGCAGAGCTTTTCTGCTTGTCTCGTTGAAGGTGATCTGTTCGAGGCCCGACCGATTTGTCTCGACTCGAAGACCGCGTTCACGCGCGAGCCGAAGCACTTGGTCAACGAATTCTTTTTCGTCCATTCGACACTCCTGTCGCCGTCCGTGGAGATCCTAGCATGAACGATCGAATCACCTGCCGCTGCCAGAAGTGCGGCAAGGAAACGCAGGTATTCGGCTCCCGCTGGTGCGCCGACTGTTACTACCCCGGCATCGATCAGGACTGGCAGCGCTTCGAAGATCTGGTCGAGGAAGGATACCCGCGTCACCAGGCGCGAATCATGGCCGGGCTCGCAGATCCGCCGGACGAAGAATGACCCGCTTGCTCCCCACCTTCCGCGCGCTGCTCGAATCCCTCGAAGGCATAGGGCTCGCTCGGAAGCCGACGACACAGCAGACGCACGCGCTCTGTCAGAGATTCGTGGAGATGGTCGCGGGAATCACCGGAATGCGAGTGACGGTCTGGATTGGCGAAACACCTATTGCGAGAGAACATGAATCAAAAGCCGCGCTTACTCGTTAGCTTCTCTGGCGGCCGGACGTCGGCGTATATGTCGAAGCTGTTGAAGGCGAAGTACGCCGACAAGTATGAGCTGCTGTTCGTGTTCGCCAACACCGGACAGGAGCACGAGAACACGCTGATTTTCGTCGATCGCTGCGACAAGGAATTCGGTCTGAATCTCGTTTGGGTCGAGGCTGAAGTCATCCATGAAGCCCGCAAGGGGACCAGCTTTCGACAAGTGACGTTCGATACCGCATCTCGCGCCGGGGAGCCATACGAGCAGATCATCCGCAAGTACGGAATCCCGAACCGGAACTTCCCGCATTGCAATCGAGAACTGAAGCTTCGTCCGATCTACGCCTACGCGGATGGAGCAGCTCTACCCGCATACCGGCGCTGGATCCACGGGCGAAGGAAAGGTGTTCTTCCGTCTTGGGCGATCGACTGACCAAATGTTTGCCGCGCGCCTCGCTGCTGAAGGTTTCCGCGTGCTGCCGGAAGACGCCGACGCGGACGGCGGGTGCTCGGAAAGCTGCGAAGCCTTCACCGCCGACCAGCTCGAACTATTCGACACGGTATCGATTGACTGACGCCGCCTGACCGCCGACACCATTTTTGAGAACCGACATGACTGAAGATCAAATCGCATCGATTCAATACGCGGCTGACTGGCTGTCCCGCTCAGAAGACATCGGCAACCGGAAGCATGGTGAGCGGCTGAGTGCCCTTCTCTACGCGAGCAGAGCCGACACAGCAGGGGCGAAGCCGGACGGGTGGATTCGCATGGACCATTTGCGGCAGGCGCAGCAAGCGCCCTTCATGTGCCGCGTGGAACCTGAATTCAGACCGGGGCTTGATCTCGCACCGATCTATCTCGCCGCCCCTCCCACGCCTTCGGTAGCCGCTCCAATGACTCGCGAGCAATTGATCGAGCACACGGCACGCGAAATCGAACTAGCCAATGAAACACTCTCCGCGCCTTCGGTAGCCGAGACAGGTTACGCATTCAGAAGCGATGGCAAATTGTGGGTCACTCAGAGTCTTGCCGTTGCTGAGAGATGGAAAGCACAGGGCTTCGAAATCACACCGGTCACAGCGGCCGCGCCTTCGGTAGCCGATGCGGCGGGGGCGAGTGTGGATGCACGGGACGCTGCGCGGTATCGAGCGAAGCGAGCGTTTGCGGTAAGCATGGGCGTCACTGAGAACAACGACGACTACGACAAAGATTCTGATTCGATGGTAGCCGCCATCAAAAAGAGTCCGGCAATGAGTGACGAACTGAAATGCACCTGCAAAGGCGTGCTTGGTCACAGTCAAGAATGCGCCATGTTCGATGAATCGATGATGCGCTACGAGCCGTTCGGAAATCTCACAGCAGGGGTGAGTGAGGGACAGGCGGAGCCGGTCGGACTTGCCGGAACGATGCCTGGAACGGACGGGTTCACGATGGCGGCATTCAAGGCTTCCGATGTGCCTGTCGGGACGCCGCTCTATCTTCACCCCTCCGCCGAGATCGCCGCGCTGCGCGAGCGGATCGCGGGGATGGAGAAGGATGCGATTCGAAGCCTGATCGCGCGGCACGCCGAAGAGTTGGAGCAGAACGACTACGCGTACTTCGAACTAGCGTACACGCGCCGCACCGGATGGATGGCGTGGATCTGCTCGAACAGTCGCGACGACGACCCGAATCGCAAGGTGATCGCATGCGGCCAAGGCGATACGCCTGATGAGGCATGCGACGCCGCTATTGCCAAGGAGAAGCAGGGATGAGCCAGTTCAAGGCAAGCATCGGCCGCGATGTTCCGAAGGCCGGCGACACGCGCGTCGTGTTCTCCATCCGCACCGCGCGCGGCACGCGCATGGAGCTCGACGGCACGTTCAGCGAGGACATCGTACTGGCCGCATGGAAAGCGATGCACGAAGACATGGCAAACCGAGCATCGGCTCCCGCGAGCAAGGGAGGGCCTCGTGCTACGCGTGAGGAATAGATCCGAATATCGCGCCCAGGGCTTCTACCGCACGAGCCGCATGCCGCTTGAGATACATGCGATAAGGTCCGTAGAAAACGGCGATGTCGTCCGGATATTCGCTTCCCGTAGCCTGACCGTCAATGACCAACGCCGTGCGATGTTCGCCACAAATAACGGCGAAGCGAAAGACGCCGAAATCCAGCGCTCCATTCTTGCTCCTAATGTGGCATGCCGCATTACGCATCTTACTTATCAGGTCAGTAACGTCTCCATGGGCGTCTGCGATGTCGTCCCGAAAAGAAACCCGAGCATCCAAGTCATCGGCTCTCTGCAGGAGATCGTGCAACCAGATAAGAAGTTGCGTTACCGCCGGTTCGAAGAGAGGGTCGGCAACATGCCGTGAATCAAATATGGTGCTCTCGAAAAGTTGACCGCACTTGTACAGATACCATTGAGCATCTGAATCCGGTCTCTTCGAATGCGCCTCGTCCATTATTTTTCCTCCTCTGGCGGGAATATTAAACAGCCCGTTTTCGAATCACCCGAAGATTATGCCGAAACAGATTGAAGAATTCATGCGCGTCAGCCGCGCGTATCTGGAGAACAATGATGAGTGACACTTTCCTTAGCCCGGAAGAAGTCGCCGAACTCACCGGCGTCAAGGTAGGCCGACGCGGCAAGACGCGTGAGGAATTGCAGGCCGAATGGCTCCGTTGCTCCGGCATCCCGTTTTGGACTAACGCGCGCGGCAAGCCGATCATTGCGCGCGCCGCGATCGAGGGACGCAGCAAGTCGGAAGACCTGCCGAAGAAGAAGTGGCAACCGCGAATGATGATCGCCGGATGAAAGCATGGGCCGCAAGCCAACTCGAAATACCAATCTGCCGCCAGGCATGCGTGCTCGCCATCGAGGGAAGAGCACCTATTACTACTATGACCACGGCGGCACGCCGCGACACGAAGAGCCGCTCGGCAAGGACTTCATCCTCGCCGTGAAGCGGTGGTCGGAGATCGAGCAAGCGCAGGTTCCGAAGGGTCTGGAGCCGACGCTTCGTGTCGCGCTCGACGCATACATCCGTGACGTCATCCCGACGAAGGCGCCGCGCAGCCAGAAGGACAACCTCGAGCAGATCGTGTTGTTGCTGGAGTTCTTCGGCGATGACGCACCGCTGGACGAGATCGAGCCGATGCATGTCAAGCAGTACATGCACTGGCGGTGCCGAAAGGCCATCGAGTGGTACGAGTCGAAGAAGCGCCAGATTCCGCCGAAGGCAGGTCAAGTGCGCGCCAATCGCGACGTCGAAGTGTTGTCGCACGCGTTCAACTATGCGCGCGAGAGCGGTCTGACGAAGGCTGCGAACCCATGCCTCGGGATCAAGAAGTACGTCGAGTTCGGCCGCGACATCTACGTGGAAGATGAGACCTATTGGAAGGTCTACGACAAGGCGGACATTCCGACCCGCGACGCAATGGATCTCGCCTACCTCACCGGCCAGCGCCCGCAGGACACGCTGCGGCACGACGAGCGCGACATCCGCGATGGCTTTATGCACATCGAGCAAGGCAAGACGAAGCAGCGCCTTCGCATGGAGGTTTCAGGCGAGCTGCAAACGGTGCTCAATCGGATTCGCGCGCGGAAGGCCGGATTGAAGGTCGTCAGCACGGCGATCATCGTCAATGAGCAGGGCCAGCGCATGACGCTCGACACGTTGCAGCGACGCTTCCGAGAGGCCCGCCGCGCAGCCGGCGTCGCCGACGATGACTTCCACTTCCGCGACCTGCGAGCGAAAGCCGGCACAGACAAAACCGACAGTTCCGGCGACATCAGACAGGCGCAAAAGCAGCTCGGGCACACGTCTGTGAGCATGACCGAGCACTACGTGCGCAAGCGTCGCGGCGACAAAGTCAAGCCGACCCGCTAA